GGCATTAATAACGGCAAGGATTGCGCCTTGTGCATCCTCTTGCATCATTTTTGCCATTCGTGTTGCACTTAATCCCAACGCCTTAAACGCATTTTTTTGTTTTTTGGTGGCAGATGCTCCTGAAGTTAATCGTAAAATGAGATTTTTAATTCCTGTCGCAGCTACTTCTTCCCCCACGCCAACGCTAACCATTGTTGTACCGAGAGCAGCTATCTCTCTTGCTGTCGCTCCACCTATCTCACCTAAAGGTCCAATTCTGGTTACTATGTCTGATATCTTTGGTGCAGAAGCGGCAGTGGTGTTGCCAAGATAATTTATTTGATCTGCAAGCTCGTTAACTTCTTCTTGGCTCATTTTAAAAGCCGTGCGCCACTGAGCCATCATTTGCCCTGCCTGTTCAGCCGTAATGTCGAAAGCGACGCCCATTTTAGCTGCACTTTCTGCAAAAGGAAGTAGTTCGTTCCTTGCAATTCCTGCTTGCCCGGCCGCCGCCACGATATCAGCCAAACCACGAGCTGCCATTGGTATCCGCTGGGAAAGAGCTAGAATGTCTTCCCCCATTTCTTTAAACTGCTGCGGCGTTTCAAAGTCGATGACCTTGCGCACGTCTGCCATAGCTGACTCAAAATCTACGGCAAGCTTCACCGGGACAGCAAGAGTTGCTCCGGCAGCAACGGCACCAAGCATCTTGCCACGCATTTTCGACTGGAATGCTTCTGCCTTGCCCTGCAATTCAATAGCTCTCGCCAGCCTTTTTTGTGCATGTTCGGCCTTGTTTAATTCGGCTGTCAACCTAGATTGTGCTGCTTTATATTGTTCTGTAGAAATGGCACCAGATTTATAGTTCTGCTCAAGCTCTTTTAATTCCTTTTTTAAGGAGCGTACTTTATGTTGAGACTCCTGAAGAACAGAAGTGGCAGATTTAAAAGATTGGCTAAAGCTTGAATCTACTTTACCGGCAATTTCAACTGCCAACTCATATGTTTTAGCTATTTCTGCCACCTCCTTTTAGAATATCTGAGGCTATTTCAAGCCATTTGCCAAGTTCGGCAAACGGCATACTCATCCAATAGCCAACAGGCGTATATGTGCTCATCGAAAGCGAAAGTGCAGCACGCATGATCAGTTCAGCGCCTTTTTTACCAAGACCTACTTGAGCAAAAAATTTTGCACAGCGATTGTAATGGCAGTGAAATCCCTTGCGGGTAAGTTATTGATATCTTCAACGTTTATACCGCTTGCTTTAGCTGCAACGATTGCAAGATATTGCTTAGAAAATTCTGGAACGACAATATTTTCGCCTAAAAGTTGTGCCTCTCTTGATGCATTGATGATGTCATTGCCAGTTAGTTTATCGAAATCAATATTTATCTCTTTTACTTCTGTTCCATTAATCATAATTGGCTTACTAAGTTTTATTTTCATGCCATATCTCCTACTCGATACCAAGGGCAGCTTTGACTTGTAATAGGTAATCTATACCATTAATCTTGCAAATGTAATTAAATTTATCTATTTCAATCAATGTAGACCCACCAACATCAACTTTAAGATATACAACTTCAAATACGTTTGATGCGCCTGCCGTTACGCCAACATCCAAATTCCCCAAATTGACTGACGTTTTTGGAATCGCACGCAGCACTACCCTTACCGGTCTAACGAAATATTGGCCAGCCCCGGCATCGTAAATCTGGCTTGCACCCCTTAGATCAAGGTTATGTGCCTTCTGGGCTGCCAGCTCAAGCGTGGGTTTCTCAACAGTCCGCCAGTTGAGCGTACAAGTCATGCTGCCGAAATGGCCAAGTGTAGGACTGTCTATCTCACCGGCTAAGCCAGCACCCTTCACCGTCTCCGTCATTGCCTCCACGCTTGGAAGCTCCACGTCGGCAACTCCTATTAAATCCGTGCCGTCGAGGTAAACTCTAAAATTAATCAACTTCTCCGGAACTTGATTTGCCATTCTCTATCACCCCTTTACGCTGCAAACAGCGTCTCAAGATATTGCGGATCGTACTCCACAATGAAGTCGATCTCGCGTGCCGGCGCAGGCGGCGTAACGTAGACGTGGAAGCGGATGATACCGTCTATCAGATCCGTGGTTGGGTTCTCGTCCCGCAGAAATTCGACCCTGCCGCCAAGGATAAATTCTCTCGCGGCCAACCCGTTAAGCCATATGTTTGCAGAGTCTATGATAGTATCCACGAGCCGCTTCGTGATGGGATAGTCGACCTTCTGCCAGAACGTGAGCACCAAAGTATTGCCTATCCAGTCAAACATCCTGCGAATGGGGATAAACGTATCTTTAACGTCAGTAATGCTTGGATATGCGCCAGTCCTGTTGCCCCACGCTTTCCATCCGCCGACGAAGTTTAATGCCGTTACCACACCCTGCCCGTTAAGATATGCCCCCTGTTCTGGACCAAGCATGACTTCATTGTCACCCGCCACAGCACTGTTGGCCTGCAGATTTTTATTGGACGGGCTCACATAAGGCACGTCATCGTTTTCCGCATCTGTCTTACACATGATCCCTGCAAGCTGGGTAGAAAGGTGAAATTCATTGTCCCCAAGCTTGACCTTCGGCCAACACACAACTTGCCTGGGGCTTACATAGTTGTTGTGGTTTTTCCACTCAGAAGCTTCGGTATATTTAGTTACTTCATCCACAGGAATATCAGTTAGCGCTATGCACTTGAAGTGTGCATTTATGTTGGATGCTTTTGCCGTCATCACTGCTGCAACTTCAGGGTCATGCGACCAGCCAGGGGCCAGCACTATGCCGGGCACAAGCCCAAACATCGGGAAAACCTTGTCCAGCAATTCAAGGCCTTCGTAATTGCCTGTAACGATATCCACTCCACCGATGATGTCATCTGCAGTTACCATGGAAGGGTCGACATAGTCATAACCGACCTCGATCGGCGAAACTTCCCCTATTGCCCCACCTTCCAACCTCGTAATCACTGCGTTGCCATCCTCATCAAACCCAACAGTATAATCTGTATCGAGCACATAGGTTGTTGTGCCATCTTTGGATTTAACAACGACTGAATCCAAAAGCACCCCTTGTTTAGACAGAATAACTGCAGGGTTATCAGCTGCGAATGTATGCGCTTCCGCAGTTGCACTCCCCTTATGCACTGCAGGATCTAGTACGTTTACCAAAACTACGGGGGCTACATTGAACAGCGCAAAGTGGGAATACACAAACTCACAAAGGGTGTAGTTTCCCCAATCATCACTGTATCCGAAGGCCTCTACTGCTTCCTGATAACTGTAGCAAAGCACAGGCTTATTCACATTTGTTTTGTCAGTTAGGTTTATTGGTGCAGTCCCTACTACAAAAGGCAATCCCGCCGTAGTCCTAACTGGCGGGATTATTGAAGTTGGGACTTCGGAAACATACACACCATGTTTATATGCCATTCACTATACACCACCTTTAGAAATAATTTTTTGAACAGCCTCATAGGCAAGCTGTTGAGGTGTTCCTTTCGTGCTAATTGCATTTTCTGTTATTTGCAAGTCGGCTACTGGGACAAACAGACGTTTTATTTCAGGGCATTTAGCGATTACATCATTTAAATATTCTGGAATACCGCCCTTCAATACCCTATATTTTGTCAGCTTGCCCCCAAGCAAATTGGGCCCACAATAAATAAGGCGTTCGGCTTTAGATTGGCCAAACGCCTTAAATCGCATTTTTTTCCTCTTACCTGAAGAACTCGCCATCGATCACTACCTCCCTTTCTAAAATTTCTTCAATCGGATGCGCTATCGTCCATACAGTTGAAAGCATCCCGATCCACTGAGGAAAGGGTTGCTCTTCCGGCAAAATAAATTTGCATGGATATTCGACTCGGTATTTACCTGCCACAACGCGCTTTTTAAATAATTCATACCAAACCCTTGTTGCAATATTAACTACATCACGCCAGCCGTCTTGCGCATCTTCAGAATATGTTCCGACTACCATGCTGATATTTGCGGTTGCGCCCTCTAACTTATCTTCAAAGCTTTCAATACGTACGATCACAAATGGAAAGTCGGGGTCAGGCACTGATTTTTTGGGTGGCAGATACCCAGCTATAACTTGTAGAGCCTTCTCTTCATCTTTTTTGGTAGCCAAGTCCATGTTCATGATTGTAGAGTTGCGCAAAAAATCACAAATAGAGTCAATCAGATCAACGGGGCAGCTCATTTTATCCCCTCCAAAAGTCTGGTTATCTCATGTTCCATGCGCTCGTCCAGTGTCTGCTGCGCTTTTTCTTCGAGTGCTCGCATAACCTCTTCATTCCCAATCATTTGAGGGGCAGAAGGACCATACAGTTCCATGATAGGCAGCCTCGGTCTGCCTTTTCTGCGATATACGCCCACATGTCCTGTTGGCATGCGGGCAACAAAAGCTTTAGGTATGGTGCCG